GCCACGGTCATCAATCATCTGTTTGGTGACTGCAGCTTCACTCTCAAAGTAAACTACACCAGCATCGGGGTTCTCTCTTAGGTAGTTCTGGACAATACCCATACAAAAGAAGGTCTTACCAGTACCACTTTCACCTGCTAAGGCAGTGATCTTATTGCTTGGAACACCTCCATGAATTGAACCACTACAGAGAGCATTAAAAATATAAGAACCAGTGTCAACGAAAGATTCAATATCTCCCACGCCACCTTCAGAAAGGAGACCAGCATATTCATTGTCAATTGTTTTTACTATTTCGTTTAAAAATGATGAAGTCATGAAAATAAAAATTCAAGGTTAGATACTCTCTCCGTTTCCCATCCTATCACGTTTGTGATGATTCGTAAAGGGTCAAGAAAAGATTTTTTAAATTGGGCATCACGATCTATACTCTTCTCCAAGTCCAACTCCCTAGGGAAGGTGTTAAGGAAAGAGATAACGTTCTCATTCATTTTGTTTGGAACTCTTAAGTACAGATACTTGATCTTCTCACCCTCTTGAACTAACGGATATTTGAATTCGAGTTTGTTTTTTGCGATATAAAAATTATAAAGCAAAGTTCCACGAACATGTAGAGGGCATCCCTTTGAATACACGGTTCCTGACGCTTTGAATTTGCGTAAGCCATTAACTGACCTCGGAAATGCTATGTCTTCAGGTGGTAATGAGTCAAACTCATTCCTGAAGGTATCTATAAAGGAAATAAGTTCGTCTTCTGTACCCGTCACCATGAGCTTTAATGCTTTTTTAATAGCAGTACGACATGGCATAGGAGTAGAAGACTTCACTGCCTCTAGACCCATGATCTTAAGTTTAGGTTCATTATATCTGACACCCTCACTGTCCCATACGTTAAGAATATACCTCTTCTTGGCAGTCCATATGCCACTAGAAGCAATGTTCTCACGCTTCATGAACATCTTCTGATCGTATGCGTTTACGTAGTCGGCCAGTTCTTGGTAGCAACTTTCAATATAAGGTTCAAGTTCCACCTCACAGACCTTATCAAGGAACGTGACAACGCTTTCATCAGTTTTCTCTCTGCCCTTGTATACAGTCTCGACCAAAGGCCCCATATTAAGATAAATGGAATCAGTATCTGAAGCAATAACATAATCAACCTCCTCTGTTTTTAATACCCTATTAAGATACTCGTTTACTTTGTTTTCAATCCAACGGATGCTAAACTGCCCACCGTAAGTAATCGCCTCAGCATTGCGTAGGTTGTAATATCTAAAGTACTGATTTCCGATGGCACCATAAGCCGAATTGAGTTGGATCTTTCGAGCCATTTGGATGTTATTGAATTTACTAATATCCTTTTGTAGCTGAGCAGTGGGACTTTTTTCATAATCCCTCTTTGCCTGAAGCATTTTCTTCTTATATAACGTGCGTTCATCATAGATCTTCTGCATTATTTCTGGAAGAAATCCATGGATGTCCTTCCTATACTGTGCACCATTAGGTGCTACACAAAACTCACCATCAATAACAACCTCTTTCTTTAGAAGCCTTTCAACGCTCGCGCTGGCATGTCTAGTCTCCCAGAGGGTCTCTGGTGAGATGTTATATTGCATAATAAGGTGAGGGTAAAGGCTATTGAGGTCAAAATTAACAACCCAATCATAGCGTCCTGGTTTCGGTTCCTTGACATAAGCCCCTTCATACTTCTCGTTTTTGTCTGATCGTTTTGCTGGTGGTACAACAAGATTTTTATTCTTTAGAAAATTATATATGATAGTATCCCACATGCGTACTTGGAAATACACATCTCTTATGTTGACTTTAGCATCATATGCTAGAGCAACAGCAAGTTCTATCAACTTCATCTTATCTTCAAGACGAACTACCAGTTCCACGTCCTTGATGTTGTAATCAATGAACTTCTGCCAGTCCTTCGTGTAGAAATCTTTGAAGTTTTCAAACTCACTGTGGTCTAACTTCTTCTCTCCTAGTTCAACAAAGGCAATATGGTCTAACCTATATGATTCTTGATTGGTATAAGTAAACTTCTTATACAAGTCAAGATAGTCTACCACATTAATACCAAACATGTTGTATATAATCTGTTGGCGACCTTTGATCTCCATCTCTTCACGATGAACAATGCCCCATGGAGACATCTGCTTCATCTCCTTCTCACCAAACAACCGTTCCATACGTCCGCAGATATATGGTACGTCATACAGTTCTACATTCCACCCCGTGAGAATATCTGGGAAATTAGTAGTCCAATAGTGAAGAAAACCACGGAGCAAATGTTCCTCGCTGTCACATAAGATATATTCAACGTCCTTGCGATCCGTCCTATAAGGTTTGGTACCCCATACTTTGATCTTACGGCTGATATAGTCCTGGACTGTAATGCTGAGAAGAGGTTCCGCGCATTCCTGCACGTTAGGAAAGCCATTTTCACATGCCACCTCGATATCAAGAGATGTAACCTTAAGACTCTTAAGGTCATAGTCAACTTCTGCTGGAAACTCTTTTGATATGAATTGGTAGAGATATCTGTCATACCCATGCACCTCAAAATTGTCTATGTCTTTGTACTTGTCTCTAAATGCCCTAGCTTCTCTTATTGATTCAAACTTGATAGGCTTTGCGTATCTACCATCAAGTGTCCTATGTTTAGTCTTCTTATCAGTAACGACAAAAAGGGTCGGAGAGAACTTGAACTTTCTCTGGATACGTTGTCCGTTCTCGTATCCAAGATAAAGCAGGTTATCCCCGACCATCTGAACATTTGTATAGAAACTCATTCTTTAGTAACTAACTCGTACTTATTACGGATGGTTTCCGTAGGTTCTACTATTGTAGCAAGAGTTTCGGAATAAAGCAATACGTCTGTGTCAGTTGTCCAACTGGGCCATGGTTCTAGTGTACCATCATCCTTGATTAGGTACGGATGCTGTAGGTGGCAATTCGGTTCCTCCTCCAGTTGTTCCACTTGACTGATCAGGTGTATCCCCGACCTCAAGATCACTACCATCACTTCCATCTTCATCCTCCAATAATTTTTCTGCGTCAGCAAATAGCTGTTCCATATCAACGTCAGCATCCTTACCAGCAATCATATCTTCATGCCTTTGGAAGCTCTTATCATAGTTCTCTTCTTGTATAGCAGCGAGATACTGCTCAGTTATAGCATCCAGTGGATCATATGCTGTAAGAACATGATGACCTGGTAAATAGAAATCTCTATCCTTACTCAAAGGTGCCCATGGAAACCATGATACTTGATAACCCTTCTCTTGATTGATAACAATACCAGTATCATTAGACACAATATCCAATCTAAAAGGTTTATGTAAATGAAATCCTATAGGATCCTTAGTATCAGGATCAGTTATCTCCTTTACCTCAGTAATAACTTCCTCACCAGATTTTAATAATAAAAGTTTTACACTCATGCTACACTACCGCCCATCTTCTGTACATTAGTAATGTATGTATCACGAAGTGTTGGGACTGGTTCTAGTATGGTAACAACCATGTTATGATTGAGTGGGATTCTAGTCTCTGGTGTAAGAGGACACCATGGTGAGTAATTAACTCTTACTTCTGGATCTTCTACAATACCTGTACCATCCAATTGGGGTTGTTTATACTCAACCTTATAAGGATAGTTCATAATATATGCCTGACGAGCACCACTATCCTTATCTACAGCTTCCTGTAAATCGCAGATAACATTATCACCATTGAACATGATGACAACCTTTACTCTATCGCTATTGACTATGGCACCCTTAGTCTCTTTAGGAGTTACATTTATAGGTTCCTTCTTCTTGGCCATGCTTTTAGGTTAGTTAGTTAATATTATAATAGGGAGATCAACATTTGTCAATCCCCCTATGTATGTTAGATGTAGTCCTTACGTGTGTGATGATCAGGAACTATTTTTCCTAGTCGTACCACAAGTAATCCGTCGCTGAATTCAACCTCTCGTACTTCGGTATCATCTGAGATTGTCCAGACCCTATCGAAAGACCTGTTGGCCAATCCTTTATGTCTAAACGTTCCAGCATCCTCTGATTCTTCTTTCTTGCCTTGTACATGTAGTTTTCCAAACTCCGTATAGACGGATACTTCATCTTTCTTAAACCCCGCAAGGGCGACTTCAAGTCTCGATTCGACATTACTTACTTCAACTATATTATATGGTGGGTAGTTTGAAGAGGTCTCTACACCATCCCAAAATTTGTTGAGGTATTCATCCATCCCTATGCTGTTCCTGTGTATCCTTTCCATTAAATCTGGAAGGTTTGCAGCATGAAATCTTGCTAAGTTAGTCATCTTAGTAGCTCCTTAAATAAGCGAGTTTGTGTTGTGTGATCCCCGAAGGCAATCACTACTATTTAAACACAACTGCTCAAATAAGTCAGTGTTGAATACCGTCAAAACTGATTCGGTTAATCCTCTTTCTTCTTACCGATGTTATACTTACTCTCTAAAGTCCAATCACCCTTCTCTTTATAAGCGAGAACTTTGATCTGACTTAATGGTGCTACATCAGCAATACTTTCTTTTGATGAGATGGAAACTAATCCCCAATCAGAAAGTAATTGTACGATACGATTGCGACGCTGTACATCATTAAGACTTAAGTTAGCTTTCTTACCATCAAGAGCAAACAATTCTTTAAAGTGTACTATAAAGTACCTACCTTGCTTATGTAATATATGGCAAGACTGATATAGTTTCTTTTCTTTCCTAGAAGCTACACCAATACGTGTTAATGTTTCTCTTACCTTAAGGAAGTCATCGGGTTCTTTCAACCCAACTTCTACCATACTATCAGCGGTCCACTTAACCTCTTCTGAGATCGCTGTCATTTTCTTCTTCCTCCCATGTCATGTTTATGTCGTAATGATTCAATTTGAGATTTGGTAAGAAGAGATAATGCGACCTTCGCTTTTTCGTTACTATAACCATAGTGTTTTTTGACCAGATCCAGATTCTCAATCTGTTCTTTCTTCAACCAAGGAGAGAAACGTTTCCGTTTCCTCAATGTATTTAGAAAAAAAGAATACTGCATATCTTTATCAAGATGTGCATTCATATTCATCTCATTAGAAAATAGAATGCTATCAACAGTACCAGACAAACATCTATTAACGATATAAGCAGGGTAAGAAGATATCGCTGAACTGTCCTCAGCAATAAGATTCTTCTTGGTGTAATTGATAGAGTTAAGCCAGTCTTTTAGTTCCATTAGAATGTCCTGATAGGTCCAACAACACCAGTCTCACTGTTATTAATTCTGTAAATATGTGTTCTACCACCCTTAGATTGGCAATGGATCTCTCCACCCTGGATGACAGCACTTACTATGTCACGACCGAAGGTGGATAGGCCACCTTTACGTGTGTGATACAACTGTGCACTACCGCTTGGTAGTACACGAACCCCCAAACTTCCCATAATTTGTTAATACTAATTCACGACGTTGGTTTTGGTCCTTCATATAATCACCTGTGGACCTCATGGTATAGGTATGAGCAAAATCATACTGACACCATTCAAGAAATCGCATAACGATATCAGGGTGATTATTATATGATATCATAACGTTGCATAAGCAATCATCCATGACATCAGCAAATCTTCCATGATCGAAACCTTTATGCATGTCACCCTTATGCCCATAGAGTGCATCCTTTATATCATAAGGTGGATCTGCATAGATAAACGTTAAGGTTTCATCAGATCGAAGTCTTTCATAGGGGAGATTTGTAATGCGCCACCGCTGGATGAGCCTGCTATATTCGGGCAATTTGTCAATTCCCCTGAAGGAAAAGTTGGAATCTGAGGCTGACTTTGAGAACGAGGAGCTTTCAGTAAGGCCACTGAAAGAGCACTTATTAACAATATAAAAATATATCGCTCTATCTTTGTTATCGGTGTTACTTTCATTTAATTTCTCTTTAGCATGAGTAAATAATTTTCTTGCAGTATCTGGATCAGGATGTTCTTTCTTATGCTCAGTAATACCCTCATAAAGATACTCACTCTCATCTCTTAGTTGTACCCAAAAGTTATACAATGGTTCATACAAATCATTAACCCAGATAGGTACATCCTCTGGTAGTCTCTTAGTCATCTCCAGAGCCACGCTACCACCCCCTAAGAAGGGTTCACGATACTCTGTGATCTCTCGACTAGGCAACCACTGAATTAGTTTGGAGACTGCCCTAGACTTACCACCTGGATAACGTAGAGGAGTCTTCAATCCTTTCATCGACATTAATAAAACCTCGGAGTTTCAATTTGATCAACAAGTCTGTTAATAGATTCTGACATGCTACGATAACCTGTACCAACATATATCTGACCTGCAAATACAGATACAGTTGCAGCACCCCAGAATAGATAATAAAATCTACTCTTTACTTGTGCTCTTAGCTTTTCTTTCTTCTTGCTCATAATCATTTAAATTCACACTCCATCATCATTTTACTATCGAAAGTATTTCCACTTTTGGCTTTCTCACCTTTGGTTGACACTCATTTAATTTTTCCAAGAACTCTACAGGAACATATTCCCAAGTATCGTTCCCCTTATTTTTATTACAAAGGGAACAGAAAATTCTAAGGTTGTTTGGATTTAAACGATACTCCCAATACCTTCTGACTGGTAGAATGTGATCAACATTCCATTTTGATTCTACATACGCCCAAGAATAATCTCCAATGTATGTACCAAAACGTTGCTTGCCCTTTTTCTTTAACCTATATGGACCTCCGTTTTTAAATTGTTCTCTAGTCTCTTCATCAAATCCACAATTAGAACAACAAAGTTTCTTACCCTCCATAAAAGAATCTCTACACTTTTTCCACTCAGAGCTCCAATAAAATTTACTAGATGTTTTCTGAGGGACTACAACTGGCTTTACTCTTTCAAACTTGTTTTTCATTTAAATTCACACTCCACCATAATCTCAGTCAATGCTGCTAATAAATTAATCTCTTGATCTGCTACAAAAGCAGATTGGTATTGATATTTAGCGATGATCAAAACCGCCTGAGGTATACTCTGAGGTTTCAAACTATCGTACAAATTATCATACACAGTTCTTAGTATAGCATTAGGATCATTGTCCAAATTACTATTGACCCACTTACGTGCGACAGAGAACTCCTTATTCTTTAATGCACCAACTAACTCTCCGAGTTTAACATCGTTGAGGACTGCCAAGATCCCCGTATCGATTGATCCCGTGGAGCTATAGCGTTGTAGTTCGTTGAGTGTTCTTCTGAAGTCTGGGAAGTATTTCTGGACGACCTCAGCGACCACCGCATCATCATACCGTACATTTTCTCTGGTAAGAATATCACGGCATCGCTCAAAGAACTGAGCAGCGATCTTCTGTTTGTCTTTTCGTACATTACAATCAATTACTGTTGTTCTGGAGTGGAGTGGTTCAATGATTTTGTTCTTGAAATTGCAGGTAAAAATGAATCTACAGTTTCTGGAGAACTCCTCAATACTCGCTCTAAGAAGGAGTTGTACGTCGGGAGTGGTATTGTCTGCCTCGTCGATGATGATAACCTTGTGTCTCGAG